AAATGTAAAAGGAGAATGACATGAGAGTACTGTTTAGATTTAAACCTGAAGGCGATAAAGCATGGGTAGGATTTGTTGAAGGGCGTACATGGGACGATATATTCCACAACATAGACGAGTTTGGTGATCCTTTTATGGCTGATGTAATTAAGCTACCCGCAGACCGAACTATGAGTTTTTGCGTGCCTTATATAAATTATGCTGACGATACAGAAGAGGAGGTATGGGATACTGACCGAGACGACGAAGTAGAAGTCGGTGATTGGTTTCATGAGTACCCTGTGGACAGCCAAGAGTGGGAAAAAAATTGTGCCGCATGGGGGAAGTATTTAATTACAAGGGTTTACGTATGAATTTAATAACAATAGATTTTGAAACGTTTTACAGTAAAGAGATCGGGTTTTCCAAGCTGACTACGGAACAATATGTTAGACATCCTGAATTTGAAGTTATTGGTTTGGCGGTCAAAGTTAATGATGGGGAAACCGAATGGTTAAGTGGTGAATATAATGCGCTCAAACAATACTTACACGATAACTACGACTGGGCGAACTCTGCGGTATTGGCTCACAACACTCTTTTCGACGGTGCTGTACTCAGTTGGCATTTCGATATTCATCCTAAGTTGTTTCTTGATACTCTTAGTATGTCTCGCGCTCTCCACGGTGTCGATGTTTCGGGTTCTCTTAAAGCGTTGGCTGAAATGTATAGTATCGGCGAGAAAGGGGACGAAGTTATCAGGGCCGAAGGAAAGAAACGCTTAGACTTTTCTGATGCTGACCTTTCCGCATACGGCGACTACTGTATCAATGATGTAGAGATTACGTATAGTTTGTTTAACATACTTATGACTAGGCGTAAGTTTCCGAAGAAAGAGCTAAAAGTTATTGACATGACTTTACGTATGTTTATTGACCCAGTTCTTGAACTAGATGTAACTAGATTGGAAACGCATCTCGATAACTTACAAGATCAGAAAGAAAAATTATTGGAAGAGTGCGGCATTGCTAAAGAAGAATTGATGTCAAATCAAAAATTCGCAAAGGCACTGGAGCAGCTAGGACTAACCCCCCCTACCAAAATAAGTTTACGTACCGGTAAGGAGACGTTTGCTTTTGCCAAGAGCGACGAGGCGTTCAAAGAACTACAAGAACATTCTGACCCAAAAGTACAAGCGCTAGTTGCCGCTAGGATAGGACTTAAAAGTACGTTGGAAGAAACACGCACCGAAAGATTCTTAGACATAGCGATGCGCGGCAAGGCAATGCCCGTGCCAATCAAGTATTATGCCGCGCATACTGGACGTTGGGGTGGTTACGATAAGGTAAATCTACAGAATCTACCGAGCCGTGGTAGTAATGCTAAAGTGCTGAAGTCTTGCATTGTCGCCCCCGAAGGGTACACGTTAGTTCAAGCCGACTCTGCCCAGATAGAGGCTAGGGTTCTTGCGTGGTTGGCAGGTCAAAACGATTTGGTAGAGGCTTTCAAAAAAGGTGAGGATGTTTACAGACGCATGGCGTCCCGCATCTACAATAAGCAGGAGAAGGATGTTTCTGATCACGAACGGTTTATTGGTAAGACTACCATTCTAGGTGCTGGGTATGGTATGGGGGCCAAGAAGTTCCGCGACCAATTAAAGACGTTTGGGGTGGACGTTTCAGATTTAGAGTGCCAGCGAATTATTCAAGCCTACCGAGACAATAGCGATGCGGTCACGAGCCTATGGAGACAAGCGCAAAATGCGCTCATGGGTATGTATCAGGGGGAGCAGTACCCCCTTGGCAAACCCGGAGTTCTTACTGTGATACCGACAGAAACAGCGATACGCCTCCCATCTGGCTTGCGGATGTACTATAACAAGTTAAAGGCAGAAGACGATGAGAAAGGCGTTCAGTTCAGCTACAAGACCAGAGCAGGTTGGGTAAAAATATACGGAGGGAAAGTCATAGAAAACGTTTGTCAAGCGATAGCTAGATGTGTTATGGCAGAGCAAATGCTAATGATTTCAAAAACTTACCGCGTTCTATTAACAGTGCACGACTCTGTGGTATGCTGTGTGCGGGACGACACAGTAGATGAAGTTGCTACTTATATCGACTCATGTATGCGTTATACGCCGGATTGGGCCGAGGGGCTTCCAGTCCGTGGTGACGTGGAAGTCGGCAAAAACTACGGGGAGTGTATTAAATGGACACCAAACCAGCATGGTCTTTCAGTAGCATAAAGACGTTCGATCAATGTCCAAAGAAATATTACCACTTAAAAGTAGCAAAAGATTACGAAGAGGATTTTAACACCGAAGCCATACTTTATGGTAACGAGTTTCACACAGCCGCCGAGTTGTATGTAAGAGGCGATGCGGAAGAGTTAGACCCTAGGTTTGATTACGCTAAAAACGCGTTAGACAAACTTAAGAATATGAAAGGTGAGAAACTGTGTGAACACAAAATGGGGCTTACTTCTAATCTCGATCCTTGTGGTTTTTTCGACGGCAAGGTGTGGTTTAGAGGTGTAGTAGATTTAGCCATACTAGATAGAGAATCCGGTATAGCTAGGGTGATTGACTACAAGACCGGCAAGTCTGCGAAGTACGCAGATAAGGGACAGCTTGAACTTATGGCGTTAGCTATATTCAAGCACTTCCCAGAGATACATACAGTTAAGGGTGGGTTGTTATTTGTTGTATGCAACGCCTTTATAAAAGATACTTATGAGATCAAGCAACAGCCAGACTTGTGGCAAAAATGGTTAAGTGAGTACGGTAAGTTGGAAAGAGCCTACGAGAACGACGTATGGAATGCAAAGCCTACTGGTTTATGCCGTGCTCATTGTGTTGTGCTAGAGTGTCCACATAACGGGAGAAAATAATGCCTTACGTAAACAAGAAACGACCCTACAAAAAAGAATACCAACAACAGAAAGAACGTGGTGAACATGCAGACCGTATGGAACGCCAACGTGCTAGGCGTGCGATAGATAAAAAAGGTGTGGACAAAAACAAAAACGGCAAAGCTGACAAGCGCGAAGGTAAAGATGTTAGTCATAGAAAATTATTAAGCAAAGGTGGTTCCAATAAGGATGGATACTATATAGAATCATCGAGCAAGAACCGTAGTCGTAACGGTCATAAAAAGAAGAAAAAATAACTCGGAGTTTTGATGAAAGTAGTAGACAACAGAGGTTTGCTTCTGAAGGTACGTGACCCCCTAAGAATTGTCACTGCCATACCATCTAGTACACTTGTTAGCAACGATAGCGTGTTAGTTAAGTGGGGCGTAGACGAGACACGCGTCCTGCATAACATGAACATCCGAAATATCCCTTCACCCATTTTAGGTAGATACCAATGGACTGGTATGCACAAACCGTTTGAGCACCAAAAAACTACTGCTTCTTTCTTAACCATGCACAAACGTGCGTTTTGTTTTAATGAACAAGGCACAGGCAAAACAGGTTCTGCTATATGGGCGGCAGATTTTTTAATGAAAGAGGGTGTTGTAAACCGGGCATTGATCATATCCCCGTTGTCGATTATGGATTCCGCATGGAGAACTGATCTTTTTAAATTTGCCATGCACCGTACCGTAGACATAGCGTATGGAAACAAAGAAAAGCGCCGTCAGATAATTATGGGAGATGCGGAGTTTGTCATCATAAATTACGATGGTGTGGAGATAGTCAAAGATCATATTCAGATGGCTGGGTTTGATCTGATTATTGTGGATGAAGCTACGCACTACAAGAACGCGCAGTCAAAGCGCTGGAAAGTTCTTAACAGTGTACTACGTCCAGATATGTGGTTGTGGATGATGACCGGTACTCCTGCGGCACAATCACCGGTAGATGCGTATGGGTTAGCCAAACTTATTAATCCAAGAGGTGTGCCTCCATTCTTTGGGGCGTTCCGCGATATGGTCATGTACCGGGCTACTCAATTTAAATGGATACCTAAACCCGGCGCTACCGAAACGGTTTACAACGCTCTTCAACCGGCTATCCGATTTACCAAAGAGCAATGTCTTGATCTACCGGAAATGACATACACAAAACGTGAGGTGGAACTTACGAGCCAACAAGATAAGTTCTACCAGCTTGTACGCAAACAGATGATGGCTATTGCCGCTGGGGAATCCATTACTGCGGTGAACGCGGCAGTTATGATGAACAAACTACTACAAATATCTTGTGGAGCGGTGTATGCCGACAGTGGAGATACGGTGGAGTTTGACATAAAGAACCGATACAAAGTATTGCGAGAGGTAATTGATGAGGCTAGTCAAAAAATCCTTGTGTTTGTGCCGTTCAGACATGTCATAGATGTGCTACAGGAGAAACTAGAGAAAGATAAGATAACCACAAACATTATTAGGGGAGACGTAAACGTCAATAAACGGACAGAAATATTTAGGCAATTTCAGGAAACCCCTAACCCGCGTGTGTTACTGATACAGCCTCAAGCCGCCGCGCATGGGGTAACACTTACCGCCGCTAACACTATCATATGGTGGGGGCCGGTAGCTTCACTGGAAACCTACGCTCAAGCTAATGCTAGGGTACACCGTTCAGGGCAACGTCACCCCTGTACTGTGGTGCAACTTCAAGGCTCAAAGGTTGAAGAAAGAATTTATAAGTTGTTAGACCAACGAATTGATGCACATGGAAAAATAATAGATTTATATAACGAAATGCTTGAAACATGACATAACTGTCCATATAATTCCAAAACTTATAAAAACATAAATGGAGAATGATGATGTCTAAAGAAGTTACTCTTGATCTCGACCGTATTGTCAGCGTGTACGTAAAAATCCGTGACAAAAAAGCGGAACTTGCGCAGAAGTTTGCCGAAGAAGAACAAGTCCTCAAAGACAAGATGGCTAGGCTAGATGCTGTTTTGCTAGAGCACTGTAAGGCAAACGGCGTGGAATCTGTGCGCACCGAGTCTGGCACGTTTTACCGTTCAACTAGATCAAAATACTGGACTTCCGATTGGGAGTCTATGAACAAGTTTATCCTTGATCATTCTGTTCCGGAGCTTCTGGAAAAGCGGATACATCAGGGAAACATGAAGCAGTTTCTTGAAGACAACCCCGACTTATTACCGATGGGGCTTAATTGCGATAGCGAATATACAATCACTGTTAGGAGGAAAAAATGAGTGAAGAAAGCTACGTTCCGGTAGATCAGTTAGCCAAAGTGCTTGCTGTTAAAAGTACGACCATACGCGATTGGGTTAATCGTGGGCATATACCAAAGCACACTTATATAAAAGTGGGTAGTACGTATCGGTTTAACATCCCTTTGGTGCTTGACGCGCTAAAGGCTACTAAGGACGACGATGTTGAAGCGCAGGAAGCGGCAGTAGAAGAGCGGGTAGAAGTATCTGCCCCAGTCCATTTAGCGTTAGATTTTAATGTAGACGATGATGTCTAGGAGTTTGTATGAGTAATATAACTATGTTTCAAGATATGTCCGATGATTATAAAGAACTGCTGGCACAGTTAGAGCCAGAAACAAATATAGTTGCCACGCAAAGTAGCATCAATCGTTTGAGCATACGTGGCGGTGTGTTCCGTAAGGTAGTAAACGGACAAGAGATAGGGGAATTAGAAGACAGATTTCTGAATGTCGTTATCGTTAAGTCTGCTCCGGTGTCACGTACATATTACGCCGATGCCTATGT